TTCGTCTTTTAAGCGGGACACTAGCTTTTCCACGTTTACTACGGCCACTGAGCACGGGTACTTACCTGGGAGCATCGTCTACGTTGACGCTGTGAGCGAGTCGTTTGACGGATTCCACACGGTTTACGACATCATAACGCCTACTCAGTTTAGAGTGGTTCAATTTGGGGGTAATATCGCAACTAGTAGGACCGATACAGCTGCAGGAACTCCGACTGTCACCAGAATTGCCGCCGCCTCGTACGGCACTTTTGGGGAGCATACAACCCTAGGCAATCTGGGCTTTGATTTTAGTCGTAATGCTGACTTTAGTTCTAAATTAGAGGCAAATCCTGTAATTAGGGGGTTCGAGCTACAAACTGTTGCAGAAGTACTTGAAGAGTACTCGACGAAGCCAAATGGCTTCGAGTATAGAGTCGACTGTGAGTTTGATGCGACAACTGAGACATTTAAGAAGTACTTTACATTTCTACCTCTAACTCCAGCTTCATTGACTGCGTGGCTAGCTGACCAAGCCGACGGGTATACCGGGGGGATACCAGCCGAAGCTTACGGAGCAGATGAAAGAATGTTTGAGTACCCCGGAAATGTTCTTGAGGCCCAATTTGACGAGAGTGCTGAAGATTCAGCTACTAGGTTCTTCGTTCAAGGAAAAGACCCCCGGCTAAGTTCTAGCGCTAGCCAACCATATTCCGGTGCATCTAACCACAAACTGTTGAATCAAGGTTGGCCATTACTAGATGCTGTCGAGGATTTAGACACTCCCTACGAAACTGTACTATGGAAGCAGGCCTCCAGACTTCTAGAGGAGTCAATCCCGCCGCTTAGCACCTTTACTATCTCTGTTAACGGGTCTGCCAACCCTAAGCTTGGAACATATAGTCCGGGAGACTGGTGCTCAGTGAAACTTAATGATGACTTTGTGGCCCTAAGAGCCAGCAGTTACTTGGAGCAAGACTATGGAAGCGACTCAGGAGTCTTGGTTAGAAAAATAATCTCCTTCAGTGTTAGCGTCCCCGATACAAGCAATTACCCTGAAGAGGTTTCGTTGGAGCTCATAATTGAGCCTTCCGTTCCTATTTCTGGGGTCACGATTCAAGATGGAAAGGTATACCTATAATGGGAATTCGCAGAAGAAAGAAGAAGCTCTCAACCTTAATAAGCAGGCTTGACCAGCGTGTAAGGTCCGTAGAGTTAAGACCGATTAGCCTGTTGACAGACGGACAGATCCAGTCTGCTGTTGATTTTGCGGCTAGCGCCCCTACTCCCGTTACCTTAGTTTCTGGCACTGCCCCTAACGAATGGCGTCCAATACACGACGCTTACTACTACCCAAAGAAGCTAACCGGCGGCGCTGAAGACAGAGTAGAAATATATCTAGAAGCTGATATCTCTGCCGAAATTGGCACCACTCTTGCTGTGAGTGGAATCCACGGAACTAGCACGGAAGAAATTGATGTAGATAGCGATTCATTCTCTGTACTTGCTTTAGACACTCCACCTTGGAGCGATAGACCTGGCTACTCCCACGACCCAGAAACTAGTCAACTAGCTGGCGTTACTATCACCAATACTTACTCATTTAAGCCAGAAACTCTTGCCCCAAGCACCTGGACTACTCGCAAAAGACTACAGACAAAGCGTGCAGTAGATTCCTTCGAGATCACTGGTCTTGAGGTTACTCTGACAATGAATGCTGTCCATAAGTTCGAGGCGGGCAATGAAATATACATCAACAGTCTTATTGATCAAATAAATAATGACGAGAGTCGAATTGCATCTGGAATAGATGGATTCTTTTACATAGATTCAGTTACTGACAATACTATTACTTATACCCTTACTGCAGGTGTCGACGAGCCTACAGGAACTGTCACCCCTGTTTCAGATGTTTATGTGTTCCCACTTGCTCGAAACTGGGTTCAAGTTGGTTCTATCTGGGTAAACAATTCGTCAAAAGAGACCTACTACTGGGACGGCCTACGGTGGGTGGAATACACTCCTACGTCAGATATTGGCGCTGACGGAGACCCTCCTAACCCCCCCACATCACTTAATATCACTAGTGATGTTGAATTTGACCCAGTAACTTCTAGGCCTGTTGCCCTGGTTACGACTTCTTGGTCACCTCCAACAACTAGCGTCTCTGGCGATACTATAACTGACTTGGCCGGGCACCTCATCAGGTATAGAGCCGGCTCTTCAGGAAACTGGTCATCTCAGGATGTTCCAATAGCTTCTGGAAGTTCTTACACATTTAGTGGAAACGATTTCAGGCAAGGAACAGCTTACTCTTTTGAGGTTCTAGCCTACGACAGCGGCGATCAGTATTCTACGGCGCTAGTTGGCTCCCATACAACGGCGGCATCGTCTTCTGTTACGACAATAACAAGCATTAGGCCTACTGCTCCTACTTCCTCTAGCTACTTAGGGACTATAACCTTAGTTTGGGACGGTGGCGTTGAGAATACCAGTGGAGTCGCCCAAACGCTACCACCCGGACTAGTAGCACTTCAGGTTCATAGGGACGCAGCGTCTTCAAGCTTTACGCCTTCTCTTAGCAGTAAGGTAGCCTCTCTTTCGGCTGCTGCAAACCAGACTTTTGTAGACGTAAACATTGAATACGGTACCGATTACTACTATAAGTTTGTTTTAGAGGACGCTAACACTATTGAAAGTCTTCCATCTCTACCCGTAACCGGGCAAACAGCCAGCAGTGTTGATGCTGCTGCAATTTCGGACATTATCTCTGCCGCTAATATCACCCCTGGGACGATAGTTACCGGCGAGAATATTATTGGCATTAATATTACTGGCCAGCTAATTCAAGGTAATGAAATTAACGGTGATGTAATTAAAGCCAACACCTTAGAAGCTGACAGGATTAAGGCCGGAGTGCTTAACGCTGCGCTTGTTGTGGGTAGCTCTATTCGTACTACTTTGACAGGTAACCAAAGAGTGGAGCTAAATAATGCTGGTATCTTTGCGTATGACTCTGCTGGCACTGTTAAGTTTCAGGCTCTAAATAACGGAAACGTCTTTATAGCAGACGGTGTCCAAATCGGAGGATACGCTACTAGTTCAGATTTGAGTAGCGTAAATGATACTGCAACCCAGGCGAGTCAAACTGCAGGTCAGGCTAGCACCACCGCAGGTCAGGCTAGCACCACCGCAGGAGACGCTGTGACTATCGCGCAGGGGAAAATTAGCATTGGATCTGCCGCTTCCGACGTTAATAACAATTCCACTAAAATCACGGCAGGATCACTTTCTGTCAATGCTGCTGCTGACAGCATAAATGCCGGTAGCACCACAATAGATGGTAGCAATATTACTACGGGAACCTTGAATGCCAATCGTATCGGATCTGGTACTCTGCCTGTTGGTGTTTTGTACGCAGGGTCAATAAACGCAGATAATATAACCTCTGGAGTTCTCACTGGAAGGAGCATCCAAACTGCCTCTTCAGGGAAACGTATTCTACTCAGCCAGAGCAGCAACTCTATCGTGTTGTATGACACTGGCGGGAATATAGTTGGTCGTATGCAGGCCGGCAGCAACGCTGGCACATTTACTCTTGATGGCAGCGGGTCGGCAGGTATCTCTATAGGGCTAGTTTCTACACAAATTAGTGGAGGCCTAGGAACAGTTGGAACTAGCTCTAACGTAACTGCTGGGGGAAGATGCGGGCAGCTTGTCTTCTCATCGCTAGGTACTACTTCCTCTGTAGGCAGGTCCACTACTTTTGGGACCCAAGGGCTTTTCGGCCCAGCGGCATCTGACGCGCGGCTAAAGGAAAACGTTGTAGAGTTGGAGAACAGCTTGGATATTATTAACCAACTGCGACCAGTTAAGTTTCAATTTATTACTGAAGAAAACGGTCCGGTTAGCTATGGCCTAATTGCGCAGGAGGTGCAGCCTCTATTTGGCGACAACGACAACGTCGTTAACGAAATGATTGTCGGTGACCCCGAAGAGGGCGAAGACAACACGACTTACCTAAGTATCGAGTATGACGCCTTTATAGCTCCACTCATTAAGGCAGTTCAGGAACTGTCCGAAAAGAACGACGCACTTGAGGCTAGACTAGAAGCACTAGAAGGAAACTAACGACATATGCATGAGATAAAAGACGGAGACAGGACTCTCCAATTCAATGGCACCTTGCTTGCCAAGTCATCTTCTGCGCGCAAGTACTCTTACCGTTGGATTGAGTTTGAGCTCTATAGAACAGAATCTGGCTCATACATACTTTCCCGTATCGGCGTCTCTCTTATCTTCCATGGAGCCGCATGCGCTCTAGTAAAGCGTTACGACCTGCAGGAAAAATCTAATACCACTCTTGAAGATAATGCAATACCCTGCGAGGAGTGCGATCCTGACGATACAATAGATTTAGTCTTCCCAGAGAAGTATCGCCACTGGGCTCAAGTAAGTGAGAAGCCTGATGCTGTTCTTGACGCACTATATAAACACGATAATAATGGCGTCCGCTATTTAACTTCAGTAGCTCAGCGGCTGATGAAGGATGCCGCGCGGGTTGACAAGGGAATGGCGGAGGTATATAATTACGAGATAATCCCATAGCATTAACTTCAACGAAAGACAAAAATGACGAACGGACTAGAAGGAGTTCAGCTAGAGCTGGTAGACAGCGTTTCTCAGGCTGATAAATTCTTACACTGGCTAGGTGAACGACGACCGCTAAATGCTGTTGCAGTTGACACTGAAACCGGAGAACTTCCAGGCAACCCACGTAAAGATGCACTATCCCCTTGGCATGGTCGGTTACGACTAGTACAGGTTGGTGATGGTCAAACTGGCTGGTCAATCCCTTGGGACGACTGGAAGGGCGTCTTTTATGAGGGCATGGATCAATTTGACGGCAAGCTAGTTCTCCATAATGTAGCTTTCGATGCTCGTTGGTTTGCATTACAGTCCGACTGGGAGATGCCATGGCATCGAGTTCACGACACAATGTTAATGGCGCGTCTAATCGATCCGCTAGGTAGCGGGGCTCTAAAGAAACTGACCCAGCAACTTATTGACCCGACCGCTGCGGCCCTCCAAGCAGTATTAGACAATGGGATGGTTGATAATGGCTGGACCTGGGGCACGGTTCCGATAAAATATCAACCCTATTGGGCTTATGGTGCACTGGATACTGTCCTAACTGCAAGAATATTTGAGAAGTTTTGGGAAAAGTGCGCTCCGGGCAAGCCATATAGCATGGCCTATGAGCTAGAGATGAACACTCGTCGTATAGTTACTACTATGGAGCTCAATGGAGCACGGATTGACCTTGATTACTCCCAAAAGAAGCACGATGAGTTGGTTGAGTACACTGATAAGGTCCGCGATTGGGCTAAAAAGACTTACAACATGTCTATCGGTAGCAATCAGCAGTTAGTGCATCAATTTACGAAAATGGGTGCGGAGATTGATGAGTACACCCCAACTGGTCAACCTTCTGCCTCTGCCGATCAACTGAAGATTCTTCTTCGCGATGGCACACCTGAGATAAAACAGCTGGCTGACACCACTCTTAAGTATCGCAAGGCTGGTAAATTGGCTGGTACATACTTCCAGAACTTTTTAAGTGGCAATATTGACGGCTTAGTTCACCCATCTATCAATACTTTAGGTGCTAGGACCGGGCGCATGACGATACGGGATCCGGCGCTCCAGACCTTGCCTAAGGGCGATGACACTGTTCGTAGGGCCTTTATTCCGAAAGACGAAGACCACGTAATTATTACTTCCGACCTCGATCAGGTGGAATTCCGCATGTTTGCCACCCTTTCTGAGGACCCAAACTTGATCCAACTCTTCCATAAGGCAGATGCTACTGGCTCTGACCCCTTTACCGAGATCGGTCGAGAGCTTTATCAAGACCCAACTATGCAAAAATCCGATAAAAGACGTGGCTTTATAAAAGGAGTTATCTACGGTAGGCTGTATGGAGCCGGTATTGCCAAGCAGGCTATAACTGCCGGTGTACCCGAAGAGCAGATGCGTGCAGTTTCCGATCAATTTGACCGCAGGTTTCCGGGGATGCAGCGATTCCAGAAAGATGTTGAAATGCGAGGCACTAGACGTTTAGAACAAGAAGGGATTGGGTATATCAATACCTGGACGGGCCGTAGGATCCCCTGCGATGATGACCGTGTGTATGTTTTAACTAATTACCTTATTCAAGGTGGAGCTGCTGAGATTTTTAAATCAAATCTCGTAAAACTAGATCAAGCTGAGCTAACTCACCTACTTATTGTTCCTGTGCACGATGAAATAGTGCTAAATGCACCTCGCGAGGACGCAGAAGAGATAAAACAAATCGTAAAGGAGTGCATGACTACGAAAGACGGCTGGGCAGTGCCCCTGACTGCAGACGTTGAGGGAGGCTTCAGTAGCTGGGGCGGAAAATATCTATAGGCTAGTAAACTATCTGGTAGTATTAAATTATGTCTAGTCTGTATACGCTTTCATTAGAATCTTGCCCTGAAGAGGTCAGGTACGTTGGTATAACTAAATACGATGACGTCTCCATGAGACTAAAAGCCCACAAAGAAAAAGCAGGAAATGTGAATCGTCCAGTGGCTGACTGGATCAAAAAGCATGGAGATTCGGTTAAAGCTGTAAAAGTTTTAGGTGACTTAACATGGGAAGAGGCTTGTTTGGCAGAGATTTCTTTGATAGCAGAGCTTAGAGCAAAAGGATTTCGACTTTTAAATATGACTGATGGTGGCGAAGGCTCTTTGGGGAAAAAAGACTCCGAAGAAACTAGACGCAGAAAGTCTTTGGCCGGGGCTGGTAGAGCTGTTTCAGAAGAGACCAAACAAAAGATCTCTTCAGCTAACAGCGGTAAAAAAAGATCTGAAGAGGCAAAAAGAAAGATGTCTGAGGCAAAGAAAGGTGGAAACCTTTCTCCGGAACATAAAGAAAAAATAAGAGTTTCTTTAATTGGTAGAGAGTGTTCGTCCGAAACTGCAGCAAAAATATCTGCTGCCCAAAAAGGTAGGAAACTTTCTCCGGAACATTTAGAAAATATCAAAGTCGCTCAGAAGAGACGTAGAGAAAGAGAGCAAAAAGATAAAAATGATTAAATATGTACTAGCAGTTGATCCAGGTAAAGCTACCGGAATAGCTCTATTTAGCCACCAGGCGGGCGGTGAGCCTGTTTTAGAGTGGTCTGTTGAAGTACAGCAGGAAGAATATGCCAAGCCCATACGAGAGGTCCTAGCGTCTCCAGAGATGTCCCTTAACTTGGATATAGTTTGCGAGAGATTTACCATAAATGCTCAGACTGTGAGAAATGCTCAAGCGCCTTACTCTCTAGAGCAGATTGGCATCTTAAAGCAGTGTATGATCGACGCTGGAAGGGCTCCAGACGATATTTACTTCCAATCGCCGGCTAATGCTAAAGCAATGTTTGACAACCCTAAACTTAAGAAGCTGGGGTACTGGCATAGAGGTGGTGAAGGTCACGCTTTGGATGCGATTCGACACGGACTTCTCAGAGTAATCAAATTAGGCTGGAAACCTGTAAGATTATTAGAATAATAAGTTATTATCAGAAATAACTTGTAGTCAGAACTTTTTTCTGATAATATAAATACATGTACGAAATGACGAAGGAGATCAGATGAGCGTCTACGTTGAGCTCGATGAGCTAGGCCAGAACATTATCATTCAGGCTGAATGGCGACTAAAAGAGGTTTGTAGGGCTTTCCCCGGCGCTAAATGGGACGGTGAGAAGCAGGTTTGGCGTATTCCCCTGTCTTGGACTGGCTGCCTATCGCTTCGTTCCACATTTAAAGAAGAGCTTACACTCGGACCTAGGGTGAGAGAGTGGGCCTCTAATGAGCGTTTGAACCGTATCGACCCAGCTAACGCTCTCCGTGACCTTGAGGAGTTAGATACTGGTGACGAGGACCTCTTCCCACACCAAAGAGCTGGCGTAGAGTTCCTAGCAACAGCCCGCAGGGCCTTGCTGGCGGACGAACCAGGCTTAGGAAAAACAGCAACTGCTATAAGAGCTCTAAAACTCTTACAAGACCGCGGAGAACAGGTTTTTCCAGCTCTTATAGTTTGCCCCAATACCTTGAAGAGCAACTGGGCTCGTGAATTCGAGAAGTGGTGGCCGGATGTAAATGTTCAGGTGGTAAAAGGGTCAGCGACTCAGCGCAGAAAAGCGTTTGAGGAGGAAGCAGATGTTTATATTTTGAACTGGGAGTCTCTCAGGACCCACTCTAAGCTAATGTCATACGGCAGCATAGCTCTTGCTAGGTGCACGGAATGCAAGGGACATGACGCTAGAGTCACAGAAAATCGTTGCGAGGTTCACACCAGAGAACTGAACGAGATTGATTTTAAAGCGGTAGTTGCCGACGAGATCCACCGCTCTAAAGATCCTAAGTCAAAGCAGACTCGTGCCCTCTGGGCTGCCACCGGGAATGCTGACATCAGGTACGCCCTTACTGGTACTCCTATGGCTAATGACGTTGTTGACTTGTGGCCAATATTGCATTGGTTGGACTCTAAAGAGTGGCCAAGCAAGACTAAATGGATTGACCGTTATGTGGATACCATGATGAATGCCTTTGGGGGGATGATGGTTCTCGGGCTCAAGCCGCATATGGAAGCAGAATTTTATGCAGGAATCAACCCACGGATGCGCCGAATGCTAAAGGCACGAGTGCTGCCGTGGCTTCCAGAGGTGATAAACGATCGTAGAGACGTTGAAATGGGCGTGAAGCAAGCAAAAGCATACAAGCAGATGCTTGAAAATATGGTTGTAATGCTAGAGCATGATGGCGAGATCGGACCGAACGGGGATGTTGTCGTTGCTCCTAACCCGCTAACTCAGACGCTTCGTCTGCTTCAGTTTGCTAGCGCGTACGCTCACATAGAGATTCAAGAAAACGGAGATGAAAAAGTTCTCCTTACGGACCCTTCTTGCAAGGTAGACGCTTTAATAGATGACATAAAGAGCGGTGACTTTGGAAGTGACTCTGTTGCTGTCTGCGCTGTGTCTCGCCAGCTAATCGAAATACTAAGTGCTCGCATGACAAAAGAA